GCCGTCTCCCACTCGGAGGGCGCCACCGCCCCAATCTGGATCAAAACAAACCTCACCACAAGGGATTTGCCAGAAGGAAGTGGACCCTCCGCACCTTACTCCATTTTGTGGAACTGCCAAACGATGGTGGCGATGATCTTCTTGAGGTCATCCGCCGCCATCGGGGGGACAGTTCTACTTGCAGTGTTCCTCGGCGTGGTCTCCGCGATCACGGCACTAACACTTGCCACGGTGATCCTTTTCACCGCGGGATGTGCTAGCATCACCGCCTTGTGGGCCCTCAGACCCATGGGGTTTCTGGGTCCAGAGAGGGAGGCGATCGCGCAGGCTATTTACGCCTCCGTGACTAGTCTCACCCCTCTGTTCGCAGAGCCCGAAGACGATGACGATGTCACGGATGAGGAACTCCGAGACATCAAAAAATATAGCGTCAAACTGGCCACTATGGCCATTCTAGACGGTGTCCCTCAAGAGATAACTTTTGAGGCCATCGCTAGAATGTGGGCCATCCTGTTAAAGGGTCACGAAGGTGAAACCTTCTCTCAGAGAAGGCCCGAAGTGATTAGTGCCATCACCGGCGCAAGAGCGGCGAAGCAAGATCTAGCCAATGGCGTTATACGCGCTCTGCTAAATGCAGGGGTAGATCTGCGATACATCGAAGCCCTCGCAAGACTTGTGGCGACGGCGGTGGACGGACTCGTAATGATGTTCGTCTTCTCCGCCACCACCTTAGCATGGTTGCTTGATTTCGTCGACTCAGCCCTAGGCCACCGTTTATCGCGGGACCTAAGGGAACTTCTTGAGATGCTCGTTCAAGAAGCAGGCCTGGAAGGCGCGCGTCGAAAAAACGCATGGGCACCGCTTTCCAAAAGAGAGCCTGAGAAACTGAGATTCGCCGATTGGGTGAGCCTCGGATTAAATTCGAGCATGATGGTGCAGGACGCTGAGGACCCTTTCACGACAACGATCAGAAACCTGAATCGTTTCGTGCCTAAGGGACAAGAACCTCTGCCTGAAAACGTCGCGTACCAGCGCGCCGTGTTCTTGCCAAAGCGCCCCCGCTGTACTGAATACGAACTTCAGTACCCATCACTCCTTAAGTCCGTGTGCGCCATCGTTGACCCGACTCTGCAAGAACGAGCAGAGCGGTATGAACGAATGGGAGCCACACCCGGAACGGACGGCCTGTGGTTGGCCGATGACGAGACGCGAGACAGACAACTGACTGCTCGCTACTTGCCAGACGGACGACCATGGAGCCTTCCAGAGGAAGCACTAATGGAGAAAACAGTGAGCTACCTTTATGATCAACACACCGAAGCTTTCGAAGCTCCCGGTGTGGTGCCACCAGAAACGGTGGCGAGAAACTTGATCAAAAAGTATTCTCCTGGGTTGCCTTTCATCCCCAAATACAAGACCAGACAAGACCTCTGGAACACTGGGTGGATGGACTCGATCATACAGGCGACATATGCGGCACTAGAAGCCGGGGAATTCCCCCCCGAGCTCTACCACGCTTTCCCAAAGATGCAAATCACTAGGAAAAATCGTGAAGTGACCGCGGAATGTCTGCCTAGCGTGTTCGTAGCCCAAGTCGCTCAGCTAGAGGTGACCAAGCGCAGTTTCTGGGACCAGGCCAACATGGGCATGGGAGCCCCAATAACCGCTAGGTATCTGGGTGAAGTGTTTGAGAAAGTGAACCATAGGAAGATGAAGTTCACGGCAGATGCTACCGATTTCGATAGCAACTGCCCTCCAATACTGTTCGAAGCATTGTCGAGACTTTACGAAAAAGGCGTAAAGGCGGGAGGCATACCCGCAGTGGCCGCTATTCAGCGAGCCAAATACATGGCAATGCAAAAGGCCGTGATTGTCGACCTCCCGAGTGGCAACATCTACCGAAAAAATCGGGGTGGTGCCACCGGTCAGTCAGCGACATCATGGGACAATCACTGGGCCTTCCGCGTGCTTATGATCATGTGCTGGTCATACGCGACGGGAGAAGACCCAAGTGGTTTTTACGATTCCAACACTGTGCATAACACTGGTGACGACAATATCTTTGGGACAGATAGTGACGTCACCCCTGAGCAAATCGCTCAGGCCGCTAAGGAGTTATTTGGGATCGAAATGAAGATAGAAGCCGTGGGAGACATCACCCAACTCTCCTACCTGTCCCGGATTCCCATCCGGTTACAGGACTTCAAAGAAGAGGCTGCTATCGCCGGACTGCAGGACCAAGAGCTAGCTGCAGCTCCGGATCGTGAACGTTTCCTTCTGAGAAGGAGCGCGGTGCTTAGCCGATACTCCGGCAAGCCCATTCTCCAATTCGCGAAGGCGCAGACTCAGCGGAATATTGGTCACCTGCTGAACTGCGCCTTCGACCACGAGCTGTACTCAATGATCTTGCGTGAATACATGGAAGACGTGAGCACATACATCGGGGTGAAGGACGCC